CGGAGGACATCGAGGACGTCAATGCAGCCCCGGAGCTCACGGAGCACGAAGGGCCGACTGAGGCCCTGCACAGATACCTCGAGCGTGCAGAGCTCGACCCGGCGACCATCAGCCGCCTCACGGAGTTGGCCGCACCGCTCATTAAAAGGGCCGACGACGGTCGAGACGCGGACAAGCGTACCGGCAGCTTCGCACCCGTCAGAGTAGAGGTCAAGAACTACCGCAGCTATTCCGCAGCGGATTTCACATTCGAGGACATCCGCATGGCAATGGTCAACGGCCAAAACGGCGTCGGAAAGAGCAGCCTGTTCATGGACGCCATTGCGGATTGCCTTTTCGAGCAGACCCGAAAAGAGGACATCGGCGGCTGGGTACGCGACGGCACCAAAAGCGGAGCCATCACCTTCGAGTTTGCTATGGGGCCGGAGACCTACCGCGTCATCCGCACCCGCACCAAGGCCGGACGCGGTACACTCGCCATCCACCGTCGCAACCCGGGCACCGATGAATGGATCGACGAGAGCGACACGACGATGAAACTCACGCAGGCCCGCATCGAGCGCATTCTCGGAATGGACTGCAACACCTTTTGCAGCGTAGCCCTCATCCGGCAGGACGCCTACGGCCTGTTCCTCGACGCGGACAGCGACCGCCGCATGGAAGTGTTGAGCGCCCTCCTCGGCCTTGACATTTACACCCGGCTCGAGGAGCTCGCAAAGGACTGCTCCACGGAGCAGCGCAGGAAAATCGCAGCCACCCGCGAGCGTCTTTCCATCCTTGAGGAGCAGATAGCAGCCAAAGCCGCCCTCGAGGAAGACATCACAAGCATCGACGAGAAAACAGCAGCGGCCAGTGCAGAGACAGAAACCCTCGACGCAGTCATCGCAGAGGCACAACGCAGCGAGGCCATGCGGGAGGAGCTTACACGGCAGGCCGACGAGAAACTCAAGGAGGCCGACCGGCTGGAAGCAGACGCGGCAGCCAAACGGCAGCAGGCAGAAACCGCCCGCAGGAAGCACAGCGACGCCGAGCGCCTCGCAGCAGCCCTTCCGGCAGCAGAAAAGGCAGCGGCCGACGTGGAGGCAGCTCGCGCAGACATCGAGGAAACCGCGCCAGACGTCGAGAAACTCCGCAGCCTTACCCAAGAGGCCAATTCTATCGGAGAGACCCTCAAAACGTCGCAGAGCGTCGTTGAGAGCCGCCAGAAAAGCAAAGAGCAGGCCCGGGCCATCCTTGAGCGCAAGGAAGACATCGAAGCAGCGGCCGCAGCCATCGAAGCACTCGTCCCGGCCCGCAGGGAGGCAGAGAGCCGCCTCGCCAAATTCACAGAGGCACATAAGGCGCTCGTAGCAGCCAAGCAGGCCCGCGATACATTCCTCACCGAGAGCCGCGCCCGCATCGACAACATCAATCAGCGCATCTCTTACTACGGCAAAACGGCGGCCATCCTCGACGACAGCGGATGCCCGCACCCGGAGGAGGCGACCTGCAAT